AGAAGGCGGCATGAGCGAGCCCGTCGTGTTCACCTTCCCGCTGCCGCTCAACGTGGCGAACGCCCGACTGCACCACATGGCCAAGCATCGGGCCAAGGTCGCCTACTGGTAGGTCTTGGATATGGGCGTCATGGGGAGGCGCATTCCCCGCCCGCCCGCGCGACCCTGGCCGCGGATTCGCCTCGACGTGGAGATGCGGCCCGTCCGCGAGATGGACCACGACAACGCCGAGGCTCGGCTCAAGTGGTCGCTCGACTGGCTCACGTCCCGCGGCTACCTGGCGGGCGACACCCCGCGCCACATCGAGCGCACGGGACTGATCCGCCAAACCAAGATCACCTCCCGCCAGGACGCCAGTGTGGTGCTCACCGTGACCCCGCTCGAGGTGGCGGCCTGATGGCCCGCCCCTGGAAACTCACGGCCGCGCAACAGCGGGAACTGGCCGAACTGCGGGCGGAGCCCCGCTGCACCAACCAGCATATCGCCCAGATCCTCGGGCTCGACTACTCGACGGTCAAGGACTACATCCAGCGCCTCCGGCTCCCCAAGCGCCGGAACGGGTTCATGCACGCGGGCACGTCGGCTATTCACGCGCAGATGGCGAAGGTGCGCGCCGGTCGCCGGCAGGGAACGGCCCTCCGTCAACTCGAGCGGTGCGAGCGGGCGCTGGCCGCCCAGCAGCCCGAGCTGCCGGCGTGGCGCCGTTGTCCGGTCTGCCAGGGCCGGGAATGGACCGCCCAGCCCCACCAGCACGCCGCGTAGCGAGTCCGTTGCCGTACCGCAAGTGGGGCGCTAACTTTAGGGGGAAGTATCACACAACCTGACCGGCCACCTTTCGGCCCCCCTGCGTCTCCTGGCGCGGCGGGGCCGTCGTCATTCGGGGGCGCAACGACGTACCGCGACGGCGCAACCGTGATCTGTCCCGGCACTAGGCCCGACCGGCGCTCAAGCCCGACCCGCGCCACCATGGGCGACCGCCGCGTGGTCATGCGGCCGTGTGCCCACCGCTGGGGACGAGTCGGGCCGCACTCCACGGTGCAGGTGCGGGTCCGGCACGGCGAGAAGCTGGGCGGGATCGTGCAGAGCGGGTACGAGCCGGTTGCCATGATTCTGGAATGCCCGGACTGCCACCAGCCGATCGAGTTCTTGACATCATCGGCGGGGCAGGCCGCGGCGTAGGTGGAGCACACCCCGCTCCGCAACGACGCCGACCCCCTGTGGCGGGAGATGCACGCCGCCGCTGACCGCGAGCGGACCCATCTCGTCCTCCTCCTGCGAGCCGCCTTCGCGGCGCTCGCCGCGGGCGGCACGGGACGCCGGCTCCGCTCGGCCCTGATGCTGGGTGACGTGGAGGCCGCGCTTCGGGCCGTGCCCTACGCGACCCTGCTCACGCTGGCCCCGGCGCTCGAGGACGTGCTCCGCCGGGTCGCCCTCACCGGGGCAGAGATCGAGCAGGCGGCGGCCCTCGTGCTCCGGCTCGGCGATCCCTCGGGGCTCCCGGTCGCGGAGATCGCCGCGTGGGCGCGGCAACGCGGGGCGAGCCTGGTGGCCGGGATCACGGAGCAGACGCGACGCGGGCTCCGGCAGGCGATCGTCGCGGCCATCGACGCGGGTCGCTCACCCGTTCGGGCCGCCGAGGAGATCGTGGCTGCGGTTGGGCTCAACACCGTGCAGGTCACGGCCCTGCTCAACCGGGCCGACGAGTTGCGGACAGCCGGCGCCACGGAGGCGCGCATCCAGGCCGCGCTGGCGCGCTACGCGGCCCAGCTCCAGCGCCAGCGGGCGCGGGTCATCGCCCGGCACGAGCTGATGCAGGCGGCTAGCGAGGGCCGGCGCGCCGTGTGGGAGCGCGACGTGCGGAACGGGCTGATCGCCCCGGACCGCTGGGAACGGGAGTGGGTCGCCATCGTGCCGAGCGACGGGCGGACCTGCCCCTACTGCGAGGAGTTGGACGGCCAGACGGCGCCGATCAACGGGACGTACCCGAACGGGGATGACGGCCCACCCGGCCATGTGCTCTGCCGGTGTACGGAAGTCCTACGGAGGGTTGCGTAGAACGTGGGAAACTCTGGGGAAAACTCTGGGCGGTTCAAGAAGGGCACCGACGCACGGCGTGCGGTCGGGCGCAAGGGCGTCGGTGGTCGGAAGACGTTGGAGTTCAAGGCGGAGTGCTCACGTCTGGCCGATGAGGAAGTGCTGCCCAAGCTCGCCGCGAAGCTCGCCACGGGATCGCCCGACGACGCCGCGTGGCGCTGGGCGGCGCAGACTGTGCTCGAGTACAGCAAGCAGAAGGCGGCGCAGGACGTGAACCTCGGTGCCCAACCCGGTCAGGGCTTCGCGTTCAGCCTCAACCTCGGCGGCGCCGCGATCACCGATGACCGCTAGGGCCGGCGCCGAGTACATCCGCCCACGGCTCTACCCCAAGCAGGCGGCGTTCCTGTTCGCGCCCGAGCGGTACAGCATCACCGAGGCCAGCACCAAGACGGGCAAGACCGTGGGTTGTCTCTGCTGGCTGTTCGAGCAGGCGGCGGCGGGAGGCGACGGGCGGAACTACTGGTGGGTGGCCCCAACGACGGAGGTCGCGGCCATCGCGTTCCGCCGGATGAAGCGGGCGATCCCGCACGAGCTTTACACCACGAACGAGACCACTAAGAGCCTGACCCTGGCCAACGGGGCGGTGATCTGGTTCAAGGGCAGCGACAAGCCGGACAGCCTCTACGGCGAGGACGTGTACGCCGCCGTGATCGACGAGGCCACGCGCTGCAAGGAGGACTCGTGGTACGCGGTGCGCTCGACGCTCACCGCCACCCGCGGCCCGATTCGCATCATCGGCAACGTCAAGGGCCGGAAGAACTGGGCCTATAACCTGGCGCGGAAGGCCGAAAGCGGCGCGCCGGACATGGCCTACTTCAAGCTCACGGCCTACGACGCGGTGGAAGGCGGCGTGCTCGCGGCGGAGGAGATCGAGGACGCCAAGCGCACGCTGCCCGAGGACGTGTTCCGCGAGCTCTACCTGGCCGAGCCCAGCGACGACGGCGGCAACCCGTTCGGGCTGTCCGCGATCCGGGCGTGTATCGCGCCGCTCTCGAGCGAGGCGCCCAAGGTCTGGGGCTGGGACCTCGCCAAGAGCGTGGACTACACGGTCGGCGTCGGCCTGGACCCGGATGGCAAGGTCTGTCGGTTCGAGCGGTGGCGGGCACCGTGGGAGACCACGATCGCCCGCATCAAGTCGCTCGCCAACCGGGCGCCGTCGCTGGTGGACTCGACGGGCGTCGGCGATCCGGTGCTCGAGGCGCTGCAAAAAGAAGTCGGCCACGCCTACGAGGGGTTCAAGTTCACGAGCGCCAGTAAGCAGCAGCTCATGGAGGGGCTGGCGGTCGCCATCCAGCGGAAGCAGATCTCGTTTCCCGAGGGGCCGATCGTCAACGAGCTGGAGACATTCGAGTACGAGTATACCCGGACCGGCGTCCGGTACACGGCACCCGAGGGCCTCCACGATGACTGCGTGATGGCGCTCGCCCTGGCCGTGATGAAGCGGGCCACCTATCGGCCGTTCTCCTGGTGGCTCGGCCCGGTGGACGCACGGACCCACGCGAAAGGCGGCACCTGATGCGGTTCGGTAACAAGATCTGGTCCGGCGCACCCGGCACCGTCGCCCGCGACGTGGCGCCCATCCAGGCCAAGTCCGTCACGATCATCAACGACGGGTTTATCCCCCGCGACGTGGTCCCGCTTTCCGAGGTGCTCGCCGGACGCCACCAGACGTGGCTCTACGCCAACGTCCTCATGGCCCCGGTCGCCTGGATCATGCGGACCTTCCCCGACGCCGTGGCCCGCGTGCAGGACGTGAGCGACGACCAGAGCCCCGAGTGGGTGAAGCGCCACCCCGTCGAGCAGTTGATCCGCCGGCCGAACCCGTGGTACAATGGCGCCGCCCTGTGGCAGGCGACCAGCCTCTCCTACGCGCTCGGCGGCGACGCCTACTGGCAGAAGGTACGCAATCGCTTCGGTCAGGTCGTCCAGCTCTGGTATCGGCCCCACTGGCTCCTCCAGCCGCACACGGAGCCCAACAGCCCCAACTTCATCGACTGGTACAACTACGACACCGGCCGCGGCATCCAGCGCCTCAATCCCCGCGACGTGGTGCACTTCCGGTTCGGGCTCGACCCCTGCGACCCGCGCCATGGCTACGGCCCGATCCGTGCCCTCTTGAGCGAGGTGATGACCGACCTCGAGGCCGGTCGGTTCTCCATGCGGGTGCTCGAGAACATGGGCATCCCCGGCATCGTGGTGAGCCCGACCGTGAGCCCCACCGGCGCGTCGTTCGAGCCCAACCGCAGCGAGCTCGACGCACTCAAGGACTACCTCTCGACCGAGTTCACGGCCGATGGCCGGGGCAAGCCGCTCGTGTTCGGGGAGCCGACCCAGGTCTCCCAATTCGGGTTCGACCCGAGCCAGTTGACCCTCACCGAGTTGCGCAACACGGTGGAGGAGCGGGTCTGCTCGATGCTGGGCATGGGGTCGGTCGGCTCCGCGGCGATCTCGCCGACGGCAGAGATCGGTACGTCGCCCATCAGGTCCATGGCGAGG